AGCTCAAGAGATTTTGTATAGGTCTGGCAATTTTTTCGGCAAAACAATTTTTTCGCACAGATATTCACCTCAGATCGACCCTCACACACTCTCCGCACTGAAAGGAGGCTCTCATGGCAGCTTCAACGGACCTCGTCATTGATCAGTTCTCAACATTCCGAACCGCTTTTCGCTGGGAGACCAAGTCAACAGGCGCGGCAGTCAACCTCACTGGCTACTCAGCTGCAATGCAGATCCGACGCACGCCAGCTGACGCCACGGCGCTCATCTCGCTGACAACTGCGGCAGGTGGAGGGCTCACAATCGAGGGCTCAGCCGGTCGCGTAAAGGTCGAGATCACCTCATCTCAGTCTTCAGCTTTGGCAGTTGGTAAATACGTCTACGACCTGGTCTTGACCGACCTTCAATCCAAGAAGAAGCGACTTATCGAAGGCGTGGTCCGCGTGGATGCAGGCGTGACACGATGAGCGAAGTTGTAATTCGAGAAGACATCGAATCTGAAATCATCATTGTTGGCCTGGAGGGACCCCAGGGTCCAGCCGGAGCTTCAGCCTACGAAATCGCGGTTGCGGCCGGATTCGTTGGCTCCCAACAGGATTGGCTTGACCAGTTCGGAAGCCAGCTAGTCAACACTCACATCGCAGACCCAACTCCGCATCCGGCCTACGACGATCTCCCATCACTAAAAATCCTCTTCGAGAATGGACTCATCTGAAATGTCACTATCAACCAACGTAGTAAATCTCGCCACTCGTGTAGCGACAGAAGTCAAGGCAGTCCGTACCTTGATCAATGGAAACACGGCAGATCTCTCAGCTTTAACAACAACAGCAAAGGGCAACCTTGTAGCTTCGCTCAACGAGCTCAAGTCTGGCCTGACATCTCTTTCAACAGAGCTCACCGGATACAAGACTTCCAACGACGCTGACATTTCAACAATCGAAGGCAACATCACGACAATCAATGGCACTCTGAATGCAATCCAGAGCGCGATCGACTCTCTTGACGTATCAGCTCAGGTCTTAGCTCTGATCGATGATGCAACTATTTCAACAACGAAGGTCTGGTCTTCAAGCAAGGTGAATACAGAGATTGCAGATGCAATCAATGACGTTGTCGGACTAGCTCCTGGCGCTCTTGACACACTCAACGAATTGGCCGCAGCTCTAGGCGATGACGCTAACTTCGCGGGAACAATCACCGGACTGATTTCAGGCAAGTCAGATCTTGGACACACTCATCCGATCTCACAGGTTGTCGATCTTCAAGACGCTCTTGATTCAAAGGCAAGCAACACAGCTTTGACCGCTTTGGCAACAGCTGTCGGCGATACAAATACAAACTACGCAACTACCTTCGAGGCTGGATTGGCATAATCCATGACCCTGTCACAAAAAGTCGATGAATTAGCAACGCGGATCGCAACAGAGATCAACTCTGTCCGCGACGAGCTCGCGTCTGCTCCGGGCATTCCCGGTCCGCAGGGCGAAACTGGCCCAGCTGGAATTCCTGGACCCAAAGGTGACAAGGGCGACGCTGGAAATGATGGCGCACCTGGAAACGATGGCGCACCTGGCGCACCTGGTCCAGCTCCATTCACAATCGTCGGCGAATATAACAACGGAGCCGACTACGGATACGGAGCAGCTGTCTACTACCAGGGCGGCACCTATGTCCGAACTGGCAATCCGCTGAATCCTGGCTATCCCCCAACTCCTGGAGCTATCAACGCATCTTGGACACCGATTGCAGATAAGGGCGAAGCTGGTGCATCTGGAAACGACGGAGCGACTGGAAGTCCAGGCATTGTCTACCTCGGCCAATACATTTCAGGCAACGGATACATCGCCAACCTTGCAGTCGTAAAAGGTAGCGATGACAATCTCTACATCGCAAAGTCAAGCGGCGGACTCGGCAACCCAGTAGGCAACTCAGCTGAATGGGATCTATTTATTCCAAAAGGTGCACCGGGAGCACCTGGGGCACAAGGTCCAAAGGGAGACACCGGCGAAGCCGGTGCATCTGGAGCACAAGGAGCACCTGGAGCACCTGGAGCACAAGGTCCAAAGGGAGACACCGGCGAAGCTGGTCCCGCAGGTACTGGAATTGCAAATTTAGACGCTGGCAATGCGTCAAGTGTTTACACAGGAATCCCGACTATCGATTGCGGAGCGAGCATCTAAAATGAGTATACAAATTCAATTTCGTAGGGATTCATCTGCGAACTGGACCGCTAATAATCCAATTCTCGCTCAAGGCGAAATGGGCATTGAGTTAGATAGCGGCAAAATCAAAATTGGTAATGGCTCCTCAACATGGACCGCACTTTCATATTTTAGAAGCATTGAACCAGCCGCACTCAATCTCAAGACAATCTCTAACCACTATTCAATCCCCGAAGGATATAACGCTTTCAGTGTGGGACCCGTAACAATTTCAAATGGTGCAATCTCAACAATCCCAAGTGGTTCAACTTGGTTAATCGGATAAAGGAAAACACATGAGCACGCTAAAAACAGGAAACAGCCAGCATCCCAACCTCGCGACTCCATCGGTTGTCATTGACGGCATATCCGGCGCAGTGACTTTCCCCAATGGCTACCCGGCTCCCTCTGGCGGCGGTGGTGGCTCGATGACGCAACTAGCAACTGGAACACTGAGTGGCAGTTCTGTCTCACTTACAAACATTTCTCAAAATTACAAAGACTTGCGTTTGATTATAAAAAATGCACAAGGTGCTTATATAGAGTCTAATCTGACTCTTCAGTTTAATGATGTTACAAATGTAAACTTTCAAACCATAAACATCGGAATGAATGACACTTACGGTGGAACCGATGCTAATGTAACTAGAGTGCGTGCTTGGACTACGACCTATCTTTCTTTGACTTATGGAGAATTCGACTTACCCCAGGCGGCTAATAACACTGCCAGAGAGTTCATCATTCACGATTACACAAACACAGCCGCAAACAAAATCGTAAGTGGTTTTGGTGGAGTCGAATATTACAGTTACACAGGCGTAATGGACACGAAAAGCAGATGGTTCAGCAACAATGCCGTAACTTCAATCTCAATAAATCAGGGTGGTCCATTTTTCACTGCTGGAACTTACACACTTTACGGAGTTAAATAATGAATGAGGAAAAAATGACAATGAATGAAAATATCGTCTTTGAACATAACGTTGAAACTGGTGAACTAACTCAGCGCCAGTTTACTGAAATTGAAATTGCACAACGAGCAGAATTGCGTCTCAAAATCGAGGAAGAGGCTTTGATGGTAGAGCAAGCCAAAAAGTTAAATGCCACTCAGCGTCAAGTTATTCTTGACCGCTTAGGAATAAGCGCTGAGGAAGCAAAGCTTCTTCTTTCGTAGTTACTTCCCTCACCTGACAACGTGTTGAAACTGGTTACTTTATATTAGAGAGCAAGAGCTCGTCGCTAAGTAGCGAGAAGGAGGCAAGACCATGGCAGGCAGAGGCCCCGCACCGAAACCAGCTGACCAACGCAGACACCGCATCCCGGATCCGATCGCAACGACTGATCTTGTCGATGATGGTGCAAAGCTTGGGCCAGAGCTTCAAGACCTAACCGGTCGAACAAACTTTCCACCCATGGTCTTGAAATGGTACGACACTTGGAGAACTTCACCCCAGGCAAAGTCGTTCATTGCAACCGACTGGCTACGTCTTGGAATGGTCGCATTCATTTTCGAGCTTTACCTGGCAGAGCCAAAGGCGACGCTTCTTTCGGAGATCCGTCTCAACGAGGAGCGCCTCGGTGCAACTATCGTCGATCGTCAACGAGCTCGCATGAACGTCGAACGCACTGAAACCAAGAGCGCGCAAGTCCTATCGCTTGCACCAGGATCATCGGCACGCGATCGCATTGCAAAGCGAGAAGCTTCGAAGTGATCGTTGACCGTCACGGTGCGGTCATCACTCGTCCAGAGGGACTTCCTCAATACTCCCTCGGATACGAGATCATCGACTGGGTAGAAAATTTTCTACTTCAGCCAGATGGACCCAATGCCGGCGAGCCTTTCAGCTTTACCAGGGAGCAAGAAGACTTCCTTCTTTGGTGGTACGCAATCGATGAAGCTGGGCGCTTTGCTTTTCGTCGAGCTGTGCTTCGCCGATCTAAAGGATGGGGCAAGTCGCCATTCTTGGGCGCGATCTGTCTTGTCGAGCTTGTCGGTCCCTGTCGATTCGATGGCTGGACTGGCAAAGGCAAGCAGAAGTCACCAGTTGCAATCCCCCACTCGATGCCATGGATCAACCTTGCCGGTGTCTCTGAAGTCCAGACGACAAACACGATGAGCGTTGTGCTCTCGATGCTCGATGGATCAGCTCTCGTCGATGAATATGGTCTCGACGTCGGCATGACTCGAATTTATACACCAGGAGGCGGTCGCCTTGTCCCAATCACAGCATCAGCTCCCAGCGCTGAAGGTGCTCGCCCATCTTTCGCAGTCATGGACGAGACACATCACTGGTCCGAGTCCAATGGTGGCGCAAAGCTGGCTCGCGTTATTCGACGCAACCTCGCAAAGTCAAGAGATGGCGCAGCTCGAGCAATCGAAACAACCAACGCTCACGCACCAGGGGAGGAATCGGTAGCCGAAAGGTCCTACCAAGATTTCCTCTCGATTCAAGAGGGGCGCAGTAAATCAACAGGTCTTCTCTACGATTCAAGAGAAGCGCCAGCTGACATCGAACTTGCAGATCGTCCGGCTTTGATCCAAGGATTGAAAGCAAGCTACGGAGATGCTTCCTGGGTTGATCTCGAACGAATCGCAGATGAGGTCTACGACCCTGGCACTCCCCCTGAAGAATCTCGACGCTTCTACTTAAATCAAATCGTCGCCGCAGCTGATGCCTGGATCTCACCGGCTGAATGGGATGCCAACGTCCGCGAAGATCTTGAACCTTTGACAGAAGGTGAAGCAATCACTCTCGGCTTCGATGGATCTTTGACTGATGACTCGACCGCACTCGTTGCATGTCGACTCTCAGATGGTGCTCCATTCCTTCTCGGACTTTGGGAAAAGCCAACAGGTCCGCAAGGTCAAGGCTGGCACGTACCCAAAGACCAAGTCCGCGACATCGTCGCTCATACATTTTCAACTTACGACGTCATCGGATTCTTCTCCGACGTTGCGTACTGGGAAACAGACGTCGACTACTGGCGCGAACAGTACGGCGAGCAGCTACTGATCAAAGCGACAATCAAACATTCAATCGCCTGGGATATGCGCGGCCACGCAGCCGACACAGTCAGAGCCGTTGAAGCACTCAATCGAGCGATCGTTGATGGAGAGTCTCCTCACGATGGCGATCTAAAGCTAGGTCGTCACATCAAAAATGCACGCCGACGTCCCAATCGATGGGGCGTCTCTTTCGGAAAAGAATCGCGGGAATCCCCGCACAAAGTCGACGCACTGGCTGCGTTCGTATTGGCACGAATGGCACGCCAAAGAGCCCTCGCAGAAAACGTCATCGGCAAGCGCCGAGTCGCAACTGGTCGTCTCGTTGGCTTCTAACTATTAGAGAGGAGCTCGAAGTGGCAATGACCACCGCAGCTGTTGAGAGTCTCGCAGCTGAAATGATCGAGCATCAAAAGCATCTCAAGTCTCGAGATGGCCGTATTGGAAAGATCGAGCGCTACCTGGCTGGAGATCACGATTTCCCTTACATGCCAAAGACTGCGAAGAGCGAATACAAACACCTCGCTCAGAGATCAATCACCAACTGGCTTCCACTCATCGCCGACACCTTTGCAAAGGGACTCTTCGTTGATGGATACCGACCAGCGAAGGCATACGACAACGCCGCTCCCTGGACATACTGGCAAGCCAACGGTCTTGATGCACGTCAGACAATCACTCATCGCGGAGCTCTCGAATATGGCGCAAGCTATGTCCTAGTCCTACCAGGTGATCGATCACCGCTGATCCGTCCTCTCTCACCAACTCGCACACATGCTCTCTATGCCGATCAAGATGATGAGTGGCCTGTCTACGCACTCGTCGAATCTGGCAATGATGGAGCCGGAAAACTTTGGCGCCTTTACGACAATGAAGCCGCCTACACACTTCGCATCGGAAAAGATTCCGACAAGCCTCAACTTTTACTCACTGAATCGCACAACCTCGGAGTCACTCCACTCGTGCGATTCCGAAGCTCTCTTTCAGACAATTCAAAGGGAATCATCTTTCCTCTGATGACGATTCAGGATCGCGTCAACGAAAGCGTCTTCTCATTGATGATCGCGCTTCAATACGCATCTTTCCGTCAGCGCTGGGCGACCGGTCTTGCGATCCCTGTCGCCGAAGATGGCAAGCCGATTGAACCATTCAAGTCAGCTGTCGATCGTCTTTGGGTGACAGATTCACCAGATGCAAAATTCGGAGATTTCGATCAGACAGAAGTCTCAGGACACTTGGAAACTTATGCTTCAACAGTTCGCTCGATGGCAGCTGTTGCACAGACTCCCCCTCACGTACTTCTCGGCGACTTGGTCAACCTTTCAGCTGATGCACTTGCAGCGGCAGAAGCTTCGACTCAGCGCAAGATTGGTGAGTACGAAACAATCTTCGGCGAGAGCTGGGAGCAGGTGCTTCGCCTAGCTGCCGCAGCTGACGGAGACGTAGCTTCTGCTCAAGATGAATCTTCAGAAGTTCGTTGGCGCGATACTGAAGCGCGTTCTCTTGCTCAGACTGTCGATGCACTCGGAAAGATGGTCCAGATGCTCGGAGTCCCAGCTGAAGCAGCTTGGGAAAGAATTCCAGGGGTCACAGATCAAGACGTCGAACGTTGGAAGACACTTCGCACACAAGGAGACGTCTTCGGCGCTCTTCTGGGCGACATACAGCGACAGAATACGCCGCAGGCAATCACGACTCCTCAGGCGTAGTCCATGGGATTCGTTGAACAGGCAAGACTTGCAGAGTCTCATCGCTTAGCTCAGGCAAAGCTTCAAGCTCTCGCAGTCCAGGACATGGCAAAGGCTTTCCCACTGCTTGACGTCAACAATATTGACAGAAGCTTTGGGCCATTCTTTGAGTCTGCCTATTCATCGATCACAGCTCGACGCACCATGAGCTCAGCTCTTGGATCTGCCTTCTACTCTGGCATCCGCAAAGATTACGATCTCGGAGATCTATTCACTCCGGTCTTGGATTCAGTCCCAGACGTCGACAAGGTATTCACCTCTCTCCTTGTCACCGGACCGATTGCAATGAAGAAGAATCTTGCGGCTGGCGTGGATCCATTGATTGCAAAACAGTCAGCTCTCAAGGGAGTTTCAAAAGCTGCACAACGTCACACCATTGATGGCGGACGCGAGACTGTTCGGAAGTCAGTAGCTCGAGACAGGTACGCGATCGGATGGGCTCGACTTACAGATGGCAAGCCTTGCGCATTCTGCGCTCTCCTGGCATCTCGAGGACCGGCTTACAAATCTGAAGGCACTTCAAAATTCAAGTCTCATGATGGTTGCGGATGCACCGCTGTCCCTGTCTTTGATGCAAGTGCTCCCTGGCCTGGTCGAGCTGAAGAATTTCGCCGCGCTTACGATGAAAATATCTCAGGCAAGTTCGCCGGTGGAGATGGTAACAACGCAGCTGTCAAAGCCTGGCGAAATTACTACGACATCAAAGTCCAACCAACGCCGATCAATTCGGCGCGAGCTGTTGCAAGTGACCTGGTCGAAAAGGCCCGAAAGATCGAGCCAGCTCTTACCGATCAGATGGAAACTCTTGCAGCTAAAAACAACGCCGAACTCAAAGGTCTTGAATATCGACTCAAGGGCGAAGATTCTCTCACCCGAAAAATTCTCAAAGACGTCGAAGAGGGCAAGGGCCTCGTCACCGCTGAAGAAGTCGGCGGAAAAATGTTCGACGTCAATCGTTACACGATGCAGCTGCCAGATGATGAATACGTATCCGGAGCACAAGCCATCATCGATGAGCTTGAAGAATCAGGTCACACACTCAAGGTCAAAAACTATTGGAATGTCGACGATAACCCTTACCAGGGAATCAATATCCAAGTCACCGCTCCCGATGGCACCCAATTCGAGCTTCAGCTACACACTGGCAAGTCTCTTGAGGTAAAAGAGGGCGAACTTCACTCAATCTATGAGCTCGCACGTAAAGAGAAGAATCCGCTCAAGCTTGCTGAATACGATCGCCAGAGCTTTGCAGCTGCCAAAAAAATTCCAGTCCCTAAAGGCATCGAAACAGTTGGCTCAAGAAGTGCCGCAGCTGCGCCGAAGCCAGTTGCTCCCTGGAGACAAAAATTCGATGATGCTAAGAAGAGACTTCCGGCGGATCGGTCTCGGATCGGTCGCAGGGGTGGAAGAGATCTGACTCCGGTCGAGCTCACGGAGCTTGCCGAAGCAAAGAAGGCGCAAGATTTCGTTGAGCGTTGGGAAAAAGATCTCAAAATTGCCACCTCGAAAAATGATGAGATTGTCAAGCAGGCACTTTTCAAGGAATTCGAAAAGACAACCGGAATCACACCAACAGTCAATCAGTACGGCACAGTCCCTGAGGCTCGGGAAATCTGGGGAAATTCATTCAGAACTCAGAAGAAATTCGACCTTCTAAGACGAGGCGAGATTGATGCCGGCGACTACATTCGTGCCGGACGAGGAAAAATGAAACAAAGAGTTGGCGCAGAAGCAAGCGCCCATCTCGACGAAATTCTCGAGGCAGGAAAAGCTCTCAGAGTTGAGCTTGATCTGAGAATCGCTGCAAGAATCGAGGCTGAATCCCTTGGTCGAAATATCGATGAGATCAATGATGCAATCAAAGCTCAGAAGAAGCTCGAAAAAACTCTTGAAGAATTAACGGAAAAGAGAAACGTCGAGCGGCTTAGAATTCGAAGGAATTTTGAAACAGAGTCACGAGTCAGAAGCTTCAGCGACGAAGATTCTCGCCTCAGTTGGATCGACATTCAGACCAATCTTTACAGTCGAATCGATCCGGCAGTGGCAAAAATAGACAAAGACATTTTCTTGGTGACAAAGAATCTCAAGACAACCGTCAAGCAGGTCAAAGAGATTTCCGGCGAGATTGTGCCGGGAACAAAACTTTTCGGCACTATTCAACGAGAAGAGACCCTCAAGCTTCTATCCGAAGTTCGTTCAATGGATGGAAGAGTCACTTCTTACGTTGGAGCTCGTGGCGGAGCTGTCTCTGATGAATTAGCCGATGCAATGAAATTCGCAGATGATTCATTTCCTCGCGACTGGATCGATACTGTGAACGCGCAATATGATGAAATTTCAATCGGCTCTTCAGGTCGCGGATACAATCGCGGTGGAAATGAAATCAGACTGTCGCAACACTTTGAGACTGGTGTCGTTGATGACAAGGGCTACTTTGCTGTCGCTGTCCACGAACTAGGCCACTCAATGGAAAAGACCGTCCCTGGTCTCAGTGAGATGGAATGGGCATTCCACTCCCGCCGAGCTTTAATTACTACGCCAAAGGGCGACCAATTCGAGCCTGAAAAATGGCTTGGAAGCGGTTATCGCAGGACCGAAAAATCAGTCTTTGACGCTTGGACCACCCCTTACACTGGAAAAGTCTACGAAGGAAGTCCAGAAGGATCCTGGGAAGTTTTCACAACTGGAATCGAATCACTTCTGGCCGGATCGAAATACTTTGGTGGCGGTGCAGTAGACTTGGACGACGATTTCCGAGACTTCTTGATTGGGGTGTTGAGTGTCCTCTAATTGGACAGCTAAAGCGCAAGACTGGACAGTGTCCTGGTCTAATGCTTCGCCCTACCTTGAAGGATCTGGAGCTGTTATTGTCGAAGTTTTGCGTGAGCTGTTTCAAAATGATGGAGTGCTCGTCACGCCAACTGGACCAACTCTCCCAGCTGAGGTCAGCTCTAGTGAAGCGACTGCGCTGATCCTGGCAAGACTCTATCCATCTGCAACTTTTGAAAATTTCCCTGATATTGAAGCTCTATGGGATCAAAATCTTCCCGAGGATGCTGTTTTCTAATTCTTAAAAGCTAAGACAAACTCTGATCGCGCTTCAACCTCGGTGATCGGATCAATGTCATGACGTTCACCGGCGAAATATTCGAGCACCAACCCGGTTGGGCCCCAGGTAGAGCCATCGAAAAGCTCATGACCAGAATCTGAGACACGCAAAAGAGCCTTTGGCTCTGGAAGATCCCAAGTGAAATATTTCGTGCTCATTTTTTGACCCTTCTTCTTTCGATTGCATCATATCGATTCTCTGCATATTGCGTCAGTGCGATTCTGACAATGTCGGAGACGGTCCGCTGCTCTAGCTCGGCCCGCTCTTTTGCCGCTTCCCAGAGATCGTCATCGACTCTGATTGCTCGCTGCTTCGTATTAGCCAAGATGCCTCGTCCCTTCAGTCTGAGCACTCCACTTGGTCTCGAAAAATAAACCGCACTTTGCGCCGCCGATTACTTGCCAAGCCCATCGATTGTGATCATATTTCACTTGGACTCCGCTGATATGAATCCAGTGCTTCTTCCCCTTGCCCTGGCTGACCCATTCACTGGGAACAACCGACGACAACATTCTCTCATAAACGTTGACTTTATTCATTCCACTTCCTTTCATACTTTGAGGAATCATGCGCTTACTCCGTAAGCTTCTCGCCAGTTGAATCCAGCTGCGTCATCAATAGCTTGAGCAGCTTTGATTCTCTCGGAGTGAATTTCAGAAGCTCTATGCCCGGAAGGTCTCATGCAAGATTTTCCTGGGGCTGCTTTACAGCTTGGACAAACAACAGCTTTGAAGCAAGTATCGCCGCGAGTTGTGCCATTGCACAATTCGCATTCTCTCATCTCGATCATGCTGCCACCTTCATCTCTACTGGAATTCCAGCCTTTTCGTAAGCCTTGATCAAAGCTTTGATTCTTGTCGCACTCAATTCAGCTCTTGCGAACTCTTCTTGAGATTCCTTTGAAACGATGCTGACTAAAGTTTTCATGCTGATAACCTCTCTCCGAACTCTTCGTTGGATCTAAAGCAAGAAGCTTGATATGCAACCTCTCCGATATTTTCGCAATACACGCCTTCGACTGATCCCTTGATGAACATCTTTCCCCCACGCTTGAACATTCTTCGAACTGTGTAGGTATCGTCCCAAGCTAAATCGATCATGACCGAATAACCGTTGCTCACTGGCAAAGTGACACCAGTCTTGCGAACCTCGACGCGACCACCAGAGATCGCAAAAACGTTCATTTTTCCGATCTGTGAAATCAACCCTTGAGCGTTACATTCACGCATAAATTCGAAATGCTTTCCTTCTAAGATTTCCATCTTCTTTCCCTTCAATCGGTTTCCCTTACATGTCTAAAGCTACGCCTCTGTCACGACATTGTCAAGACACCACGAGACCAAAAAAATGCACTTCTTAGGTGTACGGTTTCCTCAGGGATAAGTCGGAAGATTTTCATTTTGCCCCCAACCCAGACAAGCCAGCGCCCACGAGGCGCCTTTCGGCATGTCCAAAAGCTTTCCTGAAGCGAGGTGCTTCGGGTCTATCCCAGGAGGATAAATATGGCCAACGAGCCTGAAGACAAGACAGCGGCACCAGCCGACGTCGACAACAACCCAGCGCCAACCGCCCAAGCCGATGACAAGAGTCCAGGCTGGGAGGGTGATTTCGATGAAGAGCGAGCAAAGCGCCTAGTCACCAATCTCCGCGAGGAGACGAAGAAGACCAAGGATGAACTTGCCGAACTTCGCAAGAAGCTTCACGAAAAAGAGGACGCTGAGAAAAGTGAGTATCAACGACTCCAAGAGCGCGCAGAGCGTGCCGAATCGGAGCTCAACGAGACTCGATCTGCTCTTCTCGTCGCAGAAGTTTCCAAGGAGTACGGCGTCCCTGCCGAACTCCTCACCGGAAAAGATCGCGAAGAGATCGAAGCGAAAGCAAAGGCCCTATCTGAATGGGCTGGCGCTGCAAAACGCCCAGCGGATGACGTACCTGGAAAGCCGCGACCAAAGCTCGTCTCTGGCACCGGCGCACCCGACACAGATGGCGAAGCCTTCGATCCGATGGCTACCGCCAAAAAGATTCGCGAACGCTACTAAACCCACACACACGGTCCTCCTGAAAGGAAACCAAGCCTCATGGCAAACACATTCAAGACACAAGAAAACGTTGCAGGCAAAATCGCCGCAACAGCTCTCGGACTACTACTTCCAGACATGGTGCTTGCACGCACAGTCAACCGCGACTTCGAAGCTGACTTCGCAGGTGGAGTCGGAAACGTTGTCAACGTAAAGCGTCCTCTAGCTCTAACAGCTAACGAGCGCGCATACGGTGCATCTTCTGCAATCACTGTCAGCACAATCACTGAGCCAGCTGTCCAGCCGGTAACAATCTCAAAGCAGGTTTATAGCGCTGTCTCAGTAACAGACGAAGACCTAAACATGGAGATCGAAGACTTCGGTCGCCAGGTACTACTCCCACAGACAACAGCTGTGGCCTATGCAGTTGAGAAGGCAATCGCTGACGAAATCGCAGCGCTTCCAGGCTCAGGCATCTCATGGGGCAGCGACTACATCGCAGCATTCGCAGAGGCTCGCAAGAAGCTTCGCGAAATGGGAGTCCCAACAACAAACCTCGTCGCAGCTATCGGCACAGACGTTGCAGCTGCACTATTGAAGTCAGACCTTCTTCGCAAGGTTGATGGATCAGGTACAGCGGACGCTCTTCGCGAAGCAACAATCGGACGCCTAATGGGCTTCGACGTTATCGAGAGCAACATGCTTCCAGCTGGCGCAGGTTACTTCTACCACCGCGACGCGTTCACTCTTGCAGTGCGTGCTCCTCGCGTACCAGAAGGCGTCACATTCGGTCAGTCAGTTGCATCGAATGGCTTTGCTATTCGTTACGTTCGCGACTACGACCCAACTGTTCTCGCTGATCGCTCAATCTTGAGCACCTTCATCGGTACAGAGACAATGTCATTGACAAAGCAAGCAGACGGCTCAGCTGTTGTGCCTGCAATCAAGGTATCTGCTAACGGTTCATAAGTAACCGACACCAATCTCGGCTCTGACTAGACAGGACATCTCATGACAGCACTTGCAACAATCGCAGCGATCGAAACTCGGCTAGGACTCGAAATCGGGTCTTTGCAAGGTGCCGATCTTGCGCGTGCGAATGCCGCTCTTGATGATGCTTCAGCTCTAGTCAGAGCCGAGGCTGGCAAGGCTTGGATCACAGAAGAGGGCATCGTCATCGCTCCCCCTGAAGTGATCACAATCGTCATCAAGGCGTCAATTCGCGAATTCAAGAATCCTGACGGCTTCTCAACTGAGCAGCTCGGCGATTACAGCTACCGCACAGACAACACCGGCGGCGTATATCTAACAGATGAAGAGCGTCGCATCATTCGCAACGCTTCTGGATCTGGAGCTCATGGCGTCTGGTCTCCTCGCACACCTAGCGCATACGGCGACAAAGTAATTCTTGCGCATGATTACTATATGGGTGATCTCGAGTCATGATTTTCACCAACCTTCCCGATGAAGTGTTGATCATTCACCCAGCAAAAGTCTTGGACGAATATGGCAATCCCTCACTGTCTTTCAACGATGACAGCGAAATTGATTCAACTCGCGGATGGCTTCAACGCGAGCAGGGAATCGGCGGCGAATCCGTCAGCGTCGAGCGCAACAGCTCCGCATCACTTTTCAGATTATTCCTTCCAGCTGGCACACAAATTTCAGCTCGTGATCAAGTCCAGATTGAGAGCAACACCTACACCGTCGATGGTGAGCCAGTTGTAGCTCGCGGACTTCGCGGCACAGCTCACATCAAAGCTCGTCTTCGCAGACTCGAGGGTTGAGTGGGTCGCTACGTCAAGATCCGTCGCGCTGGTGTTGTTGAAGTACTCAAGTCGGCACCAATTCGCAAAGAGATCTCCGGCCTTGCTGAAGGTATTGGAAACGCTGTTCGCGGAGATGAGCCAATCCTTCGCCATCAAGCAGACATCAAAGTTGAAAACTACACAACCGACCGAGCCGCTTCGGCAGTCTTGATCATGCACCCAGTCGGCATGGGCATCCAAGCGAAATACGGCACTCTCACCCGAGCTGCATCAAGTGCGGGTCTTCAAGTTAGGAAGAAAAAATGAAGCCGCTCATCGTCTTTCCCGATGCAATGCTGGCAGTTGTTGAAACATTACGCGATCGCCTAGAGATGATCGATGAAGGCGCACAAGTAACAGTCGGCACCAAAGTCCCATTCGATCGATCACTAGACAAATCGAATCTCCCCTACGTCCTCGTCCGTCTTGATGGCTCAACTCTGAGTCGCCAGGTTGATGAAGAGGCAACAGTGCGAGTGTCGGTCTGGCACAGCACAGAAGCAAAAGGGCTCGCGCTTGCGCAAGCCTGTCGAGCGTTGCTGCTCTCTTATGAGGGCGGCGCAAAAATCCGCGTGATTACCCCACTGACAGGAGCAATTCCTACCAGTGACCCAGAGAGCGGCGATCCACTCTCTAGCTTCACGGTCGCAGTTCGCTTGCGACCATCCACCATCTAAGTTAGGAGAACAACATGGCAGGAGATGCCACAAACGCCGCACTTTGGCAAAACGCGGACGTCTATATCGCAGCCGCGAACGCAACAGGTCCCACAAACGTATCCTCAGCATGGGGAGCCGCTTGGTCAGCTGTTGGACTACTCGACGGAGAGGCCGGCTTTGCTGAGTCTCGCGAAGAAGAGTCAAATGAAATTTACGCATGGGGCGGCCTTCTAGTAAAGAAGACAAAGTCCAAGCACAAGCGCACCATCAAATTCGTAGCTCTTGAGAACAACGCGACCGTCTTTGGTCTCGTCAACCCAGGATCAACTCGCACAACTGCTTCAGGTGTTACAACTGCAAGCATCAAGACACCAACTCTCACAGAGTTCGCAATCGGATTCGAATCACGCGATGGAAACGCAACAAAGCGCCGCACGATCAAGCGCGCTGTTGTAGAGGAAATCGGCGAGACAGTTGAATCAGAATCAGGTCTCACAGTTTATGAAATCACTGTGACCATCTATCCAGAGACAGACGGCACCCTTTACACCGAAATCTCTGGCACGACTTCAGCTTCTTCATAAGAAGGATCTGAATAGGGGCGGCAGGGTCGTTGCGCGGAGCGACCCTGCCACTCTCTTATCCGCACACAACCGCGCACCGCGAAAGGAAAACACATGTCGGCAGTAGAAAACGCAGCAAAAGCAGAAGCACTCAAGAAGGCACATCACTTCACCTTTGATGGTGAAAAGTATTCCGTCGCTCCAACTGTTGACTGGGACGTTGAAGTCTTGGAAGCAGTCGAAGACGAAAAGATTGTCGCTGTCGTTCGTGCAATTTTGGGCGATAAGCAGTGGACACAATTCAAGGCAAAGAAGCGCAAGGTCGAAGATCTCACTCGTCTCTTTGAAGCTATCTCGAAGGCAGCGGGTCTCCAGGGAAACTCCTAGAGCTCCTCAGATTCCTCCGCGAGCACGAAGAAGCTGTCGAAGCTGATCTTCAGCGCTACTACAACATCGATCTCGCTGATTTATATCTGGGCGAGCTCTCACTTCGTCGCTATTCAGTTCTCATTCATAACCTTCCCCCAGGCTCTTCGGTCTGGGCGATTGCCAATGACATTCCTCTCGGCTGGACGATGAGCGACTTCTTACTCGCTGATCTCTTTCACGCAACATCTGGGGAGCCTCATCCTGCACGACCTTCGGGTAAGGAAAAGGCAGCTCAAGCCAGAGTCAAGCAAGTTGCATCAAAGCTCTTGCAACAGCAACAGCGGCTCAATACCGATTCCACATCAACTTCATAAGGAGACCTCATGGCTACTTCCGTCGGATATGCGACGCTCCAAGTAATCCCATCGGCAAAGGGCTTCGGAGCTGCACTGGAATCTCAAGTCGCGCCTGGAATGTCAGGAGCCGGAGCATCGGCTGGAAAGTCTTTCGGCAATAGCTTCAAGTCAATCGCTGGCCCACTAGCTGCCGCAGCTTCAGCGGCTGCAATCGGCGGCTTTGCAAAGTCAGCAATCTCGGCAGCTTCTGGTCTCAATGAAACAATTTCCAAGACTGGACAAATCTTCGGCGGATCTTCAGGAGCAATTCTTGAATGGTCGAAAAATTCAGCAACAGCTCTCGGTCAATCTCGCCAGCAAGCTCTCGACGCAGCTTCAACATTCGCAATCGTTGGAAAAGGCGCCGGGCTTTCAGGCGAAGATCTGACTGGCTTCTCAACCAAGCTTGTCGGTCTTTCAGCTGACTTCTCCTCATTCTTTGACTCATCCCCGGAAGAAGCAATCACCGCAATCGGTGCAGCTCTGCGAGGAGAGTCCGAGCCGATTCGTCGATTCGGTGTTCTCATGAATGACTCAGTGCTCAAGCAAGAAGCTCTCAAGATGGGTCTGATCAAGACAACTTCTGAAGCCCTCACCCCTCAAGCCAAAGCTCTTGCTTCTTACCAAGTCATCATGAATCAGACAAAAGATGCACAGGGCGATTTTCAGCGCACAGCTGACGGCGTTGCCAACAGCTCTCGATCAGTGAGCGCACGATTCACCGATCTGAAAGCAGTCATCGGCGCCTCACTTCTGCCAGTTGTTAAGCAGCTCCTGAATTTTGCTGGGCTATTGATCCAAGGATTCCTTGCAATTCCAGGACCGGTCAAAATCTTCATCGCAACATTCGGCGGATTGATTGCGACATTCATCCTGGTCAAGAAGGCAATTCTTGCAACAAAGGCAGCGATGCTCTTGCTCAATACAGCAATGAAGGCCAACGTTGTGCTTTTGATTGTCAGCGCAGTGATCGCTCTTGGTGTTGCGATGGTTGCTGCATATAAGAAGAGCGAAACTTTCCGCAAGATTGTCAATGACGTCTTCAGAGCTGTCGCAAAAATTGTCGGCACTGTTATCGGCTACGTCATCGGACTCATCTCTTCAATGGTCAAGGCTTGGACGCTTGGAATGAAATCGGTCCTCACTCTACTTTCAAAGCTTCCAAAGGTTGGCGGATTTGCGAAGAAGGCTCTGGCTGGAATTGATTCCCTTACTGGTGGCCTTGATAGCCTGGCAAAAAATGCGAAGGGCATGGTTACAGGTCTGACCGCCGGACTCAAAGATGAAATTCCAAAGGCTGCAACAGATGGCGGCAAGGCCGCAGCTGATGCTCTTAAACTTGCCGGAGGAGAATTCAACCTTGCCGGTGCAGATCTGGGAGCAGCTGCCGCGGCTGGAGCAGCTTCCGGAGTTTCAAAGACCAAGGCTCAGCTCACAAAGGATCTGACCAAGGGAATCGGATCTGCTTTCATCAAGGCAGTCCAAGGCACAGCTGAGCAAGTCAAATCAGCCTTTGAAAAGCTTGCCGAAGACGTCAAGGCAACTGGATCAAAGAAATTGATCAGTGCTGTCGCCGATACACAAAAGAAGATTTTGGCTCTAGTAGGAAAGCGCGACGTGCTTCGCGACGTCTACTCTGAAGCAAAATCCTCACTCGCAGACTTGAAGAAGGAAGCGGCCGACTACGTCAAGACCGTTGCAGATTCAGTGGTCGCAACTGGAAACATCTCGGAATCAAAATCATTCACGTCAATCGTTCGCAACCTCACCGAATCGGTCAGTGTTGCAAAGCAATTCTCATCTGTCATCGCATCACTGAAGTCATCTGGCTTGAACAACACCGCACTCGGTCAGCTTGTATCTGCCGGACCAGAAGCAAGCTTGAAAGCAGCCCAGTCACTGCTTGCATCCGGCTCAGTTGGAATCGAGACAATTAACTCACTCCAGGCAGAGCTTGCAGCTCAAGGCGAAGCAATCGGTTCGACAATCTCTGGCTCGATCTATGACGCAGCCATTGCAGATGGTGAAAAGGTAGTCAAGGCGATCGGCGACGAATTGACCACAATCGAAAATCAGATTGTCAGCGTTGCAGCTGCATTCGCTAAAGAGCTTGCAAAGATCGGGAAGATTCCAGCACCTGCCTGGCTCAATGATCTAACCGCTGCAACAAAATACACAGTTAAGGCTCCAGTTGCTCCAAAGTCACCAGTGACAACAAGTGCAAAGACTGGCACCGCAACTTCAAAGACTGGCTCAACTGTCACCGTCAACAACTACAACCCAGTCGCAGAGCCTTCGAGCGTTACTACTTCGAAAACATTGACAAAGCTTGCAATTCTAGGGATTGGATAAACGATGACAGCACTGACTCCTCGCACAGTAATCATCGACGGAATCCGCTTAGATTCTTTTGCCTACGCAATCACATCGCGCACAGGATGGGAATCAACTCCCGGACTTCAAGGAAGCAATCTGCGAGTCCCCGGAAAGGATGGCGAGATCTGGCAAGCCAAAGACTATGGCACTGGCCGAATCGTCCTGGATCTTTTCGTACAGGGCACCAATGCCGATGGAGCTATCCCGGCAGGGTCAACGGCTGGGATAACTTTCAGAGCTAACATCGACTCCCTGCTTGCAACTTTCAGCAAGCGATCTGGTCTTCTTACTATCGACAAGGAAATTGAAGACGGCACAGTTCGTCGCAATTTTGCGGAAGTTGGCACAATCATCCAACCCGACTACCTAGATGGCGACACTGTCGCAACCTTTACCGTCGAGCTCGTATTTCCTGACCCACTTTGGAAGTCGACATCAATCACGACTTCAAATGGGACAGGCGCACTCTCAGCCTTTGCGGGTATCACTGCACCGATTTCAGATGCAGTGATCACCGTTGCAGGTCCTGCCACAAACCCAAGAGTCACAGATTCAGTCTCTGGCGCATGGATCCAATACACCGGCACTGTTTCATCCGGATCATCCTGGGTGATCGATTGCGCAACATTCAGCTCAAAAGTGGGAGCCTCTAGCGTCATCGCTTCAACAACTTTTAACCCTGGGCCACGCTTCTTCTCTTTGACTCCAGGTCCATCTCTGATCCCTAGCATCACGCTTTCATCTGGCGCTTCGATCTCGATTGCAGCTGCTCGGAGGTTCGTCGCGTGATTTCACTTCGCCTCTATGATCGAGATGGCACGACAGATCTTGGACTCCTTGCTGAGCCGATTGGATTTCAAATCTCGGTTGAATTCTCAGATCTTGGAGCTTTGCAATTCGAATATCCAGTCAACGGAGTCAATGCCTCTGAAATCGCCGTCATGCGCGAAATCGCAATCACCAACGAAACAGGCACAGAGTTTTCAAATGCACGTTATGTCATCAGCAACATCAACCGCGATCGCCTTGCCTCAACTGGCACGATCACGGTCAGCGCTCGCTCGCTCTTGTGGCGCTTTGATACAGCTCTGGCTTATCCAGATGGCGGAGTCTTATCCGGTGAAGTAAAGCGCACCTTTGAAACGGCAACAGCTGGCACGATTCTCAAAACTCTGATCGATGATGCAAAGAATCGCGGAGCCTTGTCTGGAATCGGTTACACCTTTACCAATGCCACCGATTCGAATTCGATGACGTGGGCAGACACAACAGACGCCGAGTACCAAGCTCGTCAGTCAATTCTTGCAGTGATCAGACAGCTTGCAGAGCTCGGTCTTGTCGAAGTCCAGATGAACGCAAGATCTCTCAAAGCTACGCGCCCAGATGGCATCGGCTCTGATCTAACAATCACGGCCAATCCAATCATTTTGCGCGATGGCTTCAACCTCACCCAAGCTCCAGAAGAGATCAACGTCGACAAGCTTGCAGCTGTCGCACTTGTCGAAGCTGATGAAGGTCAAATTCTCGAACGTAGCAACAGCTCAACTCTTGCCACTTTTGGTCGCCTCGAAACTAGCTTCACAGCCTCTGGAATTAATGATCCAGTTGTCATCAACGAGCTCTCAGACAACTACTTGAGCAACGTTGCAACCCCTAAGCGTCAGCTGACAGTTGGGTTGACCATGCAAGATGGAGCTCCTCAACCTCTCAAAGATTTTACGGTTGGCGATTATGTCTTCACCTCCACTAGATCAGGTCTCGAAAAAGTCCGAGTTCGCCAGGTAACAATCACGATGAGCGGCGGAAATCTCACCGCAACCGCAACCTTGGGCGATCGTATTTACGAAAATGAAATTCGTCAGACCCGACGCCTTGCTGCAATCACATCAGGATCAGTCAACATCGGCAACGGATCCCAGCCAACCTCGACTCCTGTCGTCGAAATGACTCCAGATAGTATTGCTCCAGCTGCGCCGACTGCACTTGCTGGCACATCGAGCTCATATCTTGAAGGATCAAACCCAAGAGCTCGAGTCCTATTGACCTGGACTGCACCAACATTGAACGAAGATGGCTCTCCCCTAATCGATCTTGGAGGATACGAAGTCAGTCTTCGTAGATCTTCAGATGATGAATGGGAATTTGCTGGAGTCGTATCTAATCCATCGGCGACGTTGAGCGGACTTGAGCCTCTCAAAAGTTTTCAGTTCAAAGTTACCGCTGTTGATGCATTTAACAACAAATCTGTCGACTCAGGCATTTTCAATCTGACCACACCGACTCAAACAACTTTCAGCACAACGCCGAGCACCCCAACAGTTTCCTCGCGGTTGGGAACTGTCTCAATCACTTGGGATGGTCTGAGCAATCTCGGCGGATCAATGCCTGCGAATTTTTCATACGTGAACGTCCACGCATCGACGACCAACAACTTCACTCCAGTCGCCTCGACAATCGTGGGACGCTTAAACGGCGCAGACACTTTTGTATTGACATCTCTTCCTTATGGAGTTGATTACTACTTCAAACTCGTCGGATACTCGACGAGCGGAGTCGCATCAACGGCATCAGCACAGGTAACATCCAAAGGGACCGCCTTGGTCGAAACCGACGTCATCGGTAAAGTAATCAGCGGAGCAAAGATTGCATCTGGGACGATCACCGCTTCAGATGCAATCATCGGAAACACCATCACAGGTGGACTAATCCAGGCGCTGGCCATTGATGCTGGAAAGATTGCGGCTAACGCAATCACTGCCGACAAAATCGAAGCCGGAGCCATTACAGCTGCGAAGATTAGCGGCACAGCGATTGACGGCAAGACCATAACAGGATCGACAATTCGAACCTCTGCCGGTCCGGCTCGAGTGCAGATGGATAGCTCTGGACTTGGTGCCTACAACTCCAGTGGCAACGCAACCTTCTTCTTGAACGCATCAACTGGTGCAGTTTCGATCGGCGGATACGCAACACAAGCCGCAGTTGATGCGGCCAACTCAGCCGCTTCAACAGCTCAGACGACCGCGAACAACGCTTCCACAACCGCGAGCAATGCTTCAACAACTGCAACGGCTGCAAACACTGCCGCCACTAACGCGCAGACAACAGCGAATTCAAAGCTCTCACCTGGCAGCGCTGCCGCAGACATCAACTCATTTTCCACAACTATCGACGGCGGAAAGATTACAACTGGCTCACTTTCGGCCGACAAAATTTCTGCCGGTACCATCACGGCATCTTCGCTGTCTCTAACGAGTTCGAGTTACTTTGTACAAGTTGGAGGATCTTCTGACTTTGCATTCCTCAGAGTAAATCCTTACTCAAGCCAGGGAGTCTCGCTCAATGCTGTTGGATTCGTATCAACTACAACGGCAGGATGGATCTCAAACTGTTATCCGTACAACGATAACGATCGACAACTGGGTGGATCAGCTTTTCGTTGGACAAGACTTTGGGCAGCGACCTCGACAATTTCCACTTCAGACATTAGAACAAAAAAGGAAATTGAAGACGCCTCCCTAGGTCTTGAGTTTATTGATGCCCTGCGCCCGGTCTCATACAAGTTCATCGTGGGTGGCAATGAATTCGTAAGAGATGAAGATGGTGAAATTCTTTTGGATGAAGAAGGAAAGACGAGCACAATCTCTCGTCCAGGTGTTCGTCGACATTGGGGACTTATCGCCCAAGAAGTCAAGCAGACACTTGATGAGCTGAACGCTCCAGACTTCGGAGGTTTCATCATTGACAATCTTGAAGACCCCGACTCTCATCTGTCTCTTGCGTATGAAGAATTTATCTCTCCGATGATTAAAGCCATTCAAGAATTGTCAACAAAGGTCAAAGCTCTGGAGGCTTTAAATGGATAAAGAGATCAAAATCGAAGACGTGCTGGCATCAATGCGAGAAACCATTGGCGTACAGGCTCAAGAAATTGCAGTCTTACACGCAACCATTTCAGCAATGAAGAAAACCGAACGATGAGCTCTGAGTACGACGACGCTCGCGAGTTCAAAATAACAACGAAAGAGGTGTGGCGCGATATGCAGGAATTCCGCAATGAGACTCGCGAAGAAGCCTCAGAAGTCCGTCAGCTACTATCCAAGATCGATGCAAAGCTCGACGTCGCACTTGTATCAGTTGAGCAATCGAGCAAAGCAGTCGCAGATCATGAAGCTCGGATCCGAGTCATTGAGAAAGCAGTATGGCGAGCAGCTGGCGCAGCTGCATTCCTAGGTGGCACCGCAGGAGTGATCGTCAATCAGGTCACGAAGTAGATCATCAACTTAGCTCCCCATCGTCCTCCGGGACTGGTGGGGCTTTTCTTTGGAGACATTCAATGCCCACACATAAACTCTGCGCAGCCGGAGTCACTTTGAGAAATCAAGTGAATCGCAAATGGCCAAAGCGTGACAAGGCAAGTGATGGCTGGATTGGCAATCTTGCCCACCAGTCCACAAAGTCGGATCACAATCCAGACATGACCGCAGGTGGAATCGTGAGAGCAATCGACATCGATGCAGACCTCGACGTCAGAACTGGCGACCACGCACTAGCTGAGCAATTAGCCGAAGAGCTCAGACTTCACGCAAAACAACTCGGCGCATCTTCACGCATCTCCTACATCATTTTCCAGGCACAGATTGCATCTGAAAAGGGTGCCTGGTCATGGCGTGAATACACTGGACAAAACGCGCACAACCATCACCTTCACGTCTCCTTCAATACAAAGGGCGACAACGACGGCGCAAAGTTTCCCCTCTCAATTCTCAAGCTCAACGTTCTCGGCAAGTAACTTCAACCGAAAGGCAACCATGAAAGCCATCAAGCAATTCGCACATCAAAATCCTGTTCGCGTAGCTGCATTCGTATCTTCGGCAGTAGCTCTCATCATCTCTGCAATCATGCCGGAGGTACCAACTGAAGCAGCTGTTGCATTCGTGCTTTCATCTCTTGGTCTTGGTGAATATGCGCAACGTATCGAAAACATCAAAACAGATGAGGCACTATTTACCGATCCATCTGAAGCAGTCGAATAGGACACAAAAAAGTCGACGATTCGCTCTACCCTTTTCAGTAACGGAAAGGGCGTTATCAACATGGCGAAAAGTTCATTGCAGTCTTCAATCTCGGCACTCGTTGCCAATCCTCCGCTCCGCTCAGGTTATCCCTGCAAGATAGCTGTGATCCTGAGCGAGCTGGAGGGTGAAGACAAGCAAGCACTGATCAACCTCGTCGATCATTCTGGAATTTCAACAGTAGCAATCGCAAAGCTTCTCAACGAGCACAACTACGAGATCAAGTACCAGACAATCGCAAAACATCGAAAGCGCGCCAACGGCGCTGGCTGCCGATGCCCGAAGGGCTAAGCCATGAACTTGAAACAAAGCGCCCAGGCTCTTGTCGATCTCGGCAAAGTTGGCTCCGATCTTCGCAACAGCAACACCCCTGACGCCTGGCGTCCTCGCCTAGAAGTTGACGCCGATGGCGGCTACTTCATCCCAAAGGCTCGAGAAGTTGGCAACCTGCCCGATGCAATAGATCTCCTCAAAGAATTCGATCTCAGCCCGGAAGAGTGGAAAGTCACCTCGGTCCGGCGATCACGCTGGCAAAAGTACGACGGCGACTGGCTTGAATCTGCTCGGATCTCAATCGCTCCAGCTGGCGGATCTGCAACACAATCAACGGCAGATCTTGAACAGCTCATTGACGAGATCAAGAAGTGGCGCCCATCAAAAGGAATCAAAGCTACAACCGGAGACCTGAGCGCGATCTATGCGATCGGCGATACTCAATACGGCAAAGATGCCGGAGATGGATCCGAGGGCACAACTCGACGCGTCCTCTCTGCACTCGATGAAGCAGTCAATCGCCACAAAGAATTCACCAAGATCGGTCGTCCAATCGGATCGATCATCTTGCCTCAGCTCGGAGATTGCATTGAAGGATCAACGAGCCAGCATGGCAAAGTCCTCGGCAGATCAGATCTGACAGTTACTCAGCAAGTCCGACTTGGTCGCAGACTTCTCATGACTTGGGTCAAAGCTTTCGCGCCAATGACAGAGCAGCTCATCATCCCTGTCATACCTGGCAACCATGATGAAGCTCATCGCATCGTCATCTCAGAGCCTGGCGATTCCTGGCAGATTGAAATCGTTGCAGCTGTTCAAGATGCTTGCGCAGAAAATGACGCACTTGCTCACGTTGAATTCCGCTATCCAGAAAAAGACTTCGGCACTCTTGCAATCAATCTCCAGGGTCAAGTCTTAGGAATGGCTCACGGCCATCAAGCTCGCGATCTCGCAAAATGGTGGCAAGGTCAAGCAACAGGTCGCACTCCGATCGGAGATGCAGACGTTCTCCTGAGCGCTCACTATCACCATTTCAAAGCCAACCAAGTTGGCCCGAGATTATGGATCCACGTCCCAGCCATGGACGGCGGATCCCCTTGGTTTCGAGGGCGACAAGGTCTTGAATCACCGACCGGGGTTGTCAGCTTTATCATGGGCGATGATTACGACCCACGCCGCGATCTTGCAGTCCTGGCAGGTGAAGCACGTTGATCATCGGTCTCAGTGGATACGCAAGAAGCGGCAAAGATACAGTCGCCTCACTGTTGCCAGATTATCAGCGCCGGGCATTCGCCGATCCAATGCGAGAAGCTCTGCTTCGTCTCAACCCCTTGATTTCATCTGCAATGAATGTCCAGGAAGCTGTCGAGATCCATGGCTGGGATACCGCCAAAACTGTCTTTCCTGAGATTCGGCGACTACTTCAAGTCTTAGGCACTGAGGTCGGTCGTGACATGATCCATGAAGACATCTGGGTCAAGATTGCAACCAAGGATCTCAACCCAGGAGATCTCGTCATCTTCGCTGACGTTAGATTCCCCAATGAGGCTCAAGCAATCAAAGATCTCGATGGACAGGTCTGGCGAATCAATCGGCCCGAGGTCAAAGCCATCAATCCTCACAGCTCAGAGTCTGCAATGGATCACTGGCCATTCGATGCCTGGCTAGACAATTCAGGATCCATCGAAGATCTGCAAGCACAGATCGAAACAGCTCTTTTCGTACATCGATTCCACGTCGCTTCTGCGACTGGCTAGAGGCCCTCCCTTCAGGGCTTCCGCTTTGGCGCCTCACCGTTGGTCCCCCCAATGGTGAGGCGCTTTCGTGTTTTCCGATGCGGAAATACATCGAATCTGTTACCTCAAAATTACCTCCGAGAGAACAAAAGAGAGAACTTTCAAGAGTTTCAACGCATCTCAAAACACCAACTTTGAGCGTGAAAATGGCTATTTCGTTGAATTCACGCTCAATGGTGTCACTATTACGACAT